TTAGCTGGCGCCGTGGTCACCAGAAATCCTCAGCTGCAGCCCGGTTTCACTAAGTGACCACTCAACCGCCTTAACGCGCCATTTCCCGTCTTCCACATCACCGAAGCCATCTAGGGTTACATGACCTTCAGCAACCAGTGCCATCAGTGATGCTCTTGCTGGCAGGGTGACGTCCAGCGTATCACTGCCAGCTTTAACCTGCTTGGCGCGAGCAACCACTGCAGCTTTGGCTTCCTCATAGTTCGGATATGTATAAACAATCTTGAATTCAGGCTCACCGATTCCTGTCGAGACTTCCTTCGTATCGCCGCTCTCCAGGTCATGGTAGGTCGCCACCACCCGGCGGACATCATTCCGGCTGCTGAACCGACACTGCCAGGTCGCCACTTGGTGAGGGTGGAGTGTGATGTTCTTTAGTGCTTTTCCTGATGCTGATTTCCCTTCCCCCACTTTCAGAAATAGCCAATAGCCATTTGCAGGCTTGCTGACTGCCCCATAGCGCTTCGCCAACCGGGTAAGCAGGTTCATGTCACTCTCACCGACCTGATCAATATGGGTCAGCGTGATGCTGGCCAGCTCGCTGCTGACCCGCGGCACCAGGCCGTGCTCAGACACGACGGTTTTCACTAAATCCCCCAGGGTAACGTCATCGAAACTGCGGGTTTTCTGGGTCTGCAAACTCCCGGGCTGCTTGCGGTTATCCATCGGGGCGGCGTTCGCCACTATCTGCACCCGTCTGGGTGGGCCACTGGAGGTCACCTCATCCACCACAAACTGCCCTTTATCAATCAACTCACCATTAAACCCCAACCCCAGGCGCAGGACAGCCCCTTTCTTCGGGGTGGCCACGGTGTCAGGCAGGCTCACGGTAATGGCAAGGCGATCCGACTCGCTACCGGCATTATCCGTTAGGGTTAAGCTGATCAGGTTTCGTTGGATGGCAGCTGTGATGTCGTTGCCATCCGCGGAGAGGGAAAAATCCGGACGGTAATCTAATCCCATAAGCTCGAGGACTCCTTAGCAACGGGGGGCGGCAGGTCAGGCAGCGTAATTTGAATGCCGCTTGGCAGAATAGTCCCACGGTCAGCCAGACCCGGATTGGCGTTTAGCACCTCAATCACGGCGTTTTCCCGCCCGTAATGACGCCAGCAAATGGCATCAAGCATGTCCCCTTCACGGGTTCTGTAGGTCATCGCCATAAAATGCTAACTCCAGAGTAAACGACTGGCGCCTTGGCAGGCCACCTTTGATGAATTTGGTATTGGTTTCACTTAAATCCGTCATCACCCAATATCCCATGACATCGCCAAGGCCGCTGACGAGCAGCTGAGGTCTGTACTCATTGCCCATTGCGGCCAATTTCTCAATCTGATGGGTGCCAACCTCCCGGAACGTGGTCGCGATTTGCCCGTTCAGCGAAATCTTCACGGCGGCTTTGCCGGTGTACTGCAGCAGATCAGACTGGCCAATGCGAGACTGGGCATGCCAGCGCCACTGCCACGTTCTGACCAGTTCATTGTAAGCGGCGGCATCAATGTGGAACTTGAAGCCGCCCAGGGACAACATCACTTGAGCCATTAGCCTGCCTCCGGTAAATCATAGAGCGCACTGTCCTGGTAACCACCAAGCTGAGAGTGAACAGCCTGCGCCACGTCTGCCGGGGATTGCCCCGGGGCCGCATACACTTTGATTTCACCCACGCTCTGGTGTACCGTATGGCCTTTACTGGCGGGATAGGAACTGTTGATGGCGGCAACGGTCCGGCTTTGCGCAGCTTCCTGCTGGACCTGGTGATAAGATTTCACCTGCGGTGCCGGGGAATCGCTCTCCCAGAACGTCAGCGAGTCCATCCAGCCGCTGACGGTGTCCCAAATGCCTGAGATCCTGGCGAGGCTCGCATCGAAGATCCCGGTGATGCCACCCCAGAGATCAGTAAAGAATCCCGTGATCGGCGACCAATGATTAACAATCAGCCCCAGGGGCGACCAATCAAACAGCGTCTTGATGACATTGAACGTGGACGGGAACTCGGTCTTAAACCAGGTCAGTTTTTCGCTAAACCACCCTGTGACAGCATCCCAGTTTTGATAAAGCTGCGTGCCGGCAAAAATCAACGCCCCCACCGCTGCCACGGTTAACCCAATCGGGTTGGCGGCCATGACCGCATTAAAGCCAGCCATCCCGACTTTCATCGCACCGATGACTTTAACCGCCTGGTATCCGGTGGCTATCATACTGCCCAGCCCCATCACCAACTTGCCAGCCAGCAGGGAGGCAACCGCCAGGCCCACCGTTTCCCAGCCACCGAAGATCTGCACCACCCGGTTAACCGTGGCGCCCACATTCCACACGACCACGGCAAAATCTTTGGCACCGTAGACCATCGTTTTTAATGTGCCGACCACGTCCTCCTTGTTCTCCCGGACGTACTGGCTGACAGTTTGGCCAAGCTGTTGGATATCGCCCGCCATTTCACCGCCAACGATGCCTGAGATTTCTTGCCAGGCTGAACTGATGACCGTTCTGAGGTTTTTGAATGACTGGCCATACGCGACCGCACCTCTCGCACCTTCCTCGGTCAGCATGTTGAACTGGCGCTGCTCATCCAGCAACGCATTCAGGCTTTTCCCCGTATTGCGGATATAGGTGGTGACCTTGTTCCCTTCACCGCCAAAGAGCATGTCAGCTAAAGAGGCAGCTTGCTGCTTATCCGTCACCCCTTGCAGGCGTGCCATGATGAACTCAAACTGGTCGGCCGCCGCCATGCCTTCCATCATGGCTTCATCGATCCCCAACGCCCCAAACACATCCGCCACCGATGACTGTTCGCCCAGGGCTTTGAACTCACCGAACTTGTTGCTGAGCTCTTCAATCAGGTCGCCAATGTGCTCCCCGTTCAGGCCTGCCTGCTGGGCGACCCCACTCCATGCCTGGAAGCGCTCAATGCTCATGTCGTAGGACTTGGCCATCCCCGCCATGGTGGCAGTGCTGTCATTGGTGACGGTCATTAAGCCGGTGATCGCCGTGGTCGTGGCCCAGATACCCCCCACGGCAGCCGCACCTGCCGCGCCAATCCCGAGTAAGCGGTCGCCCAGCCCGGACGCTTCTTCAAAGGCCTCCGCTTTTACCCTGGCATCATCCAGCTCCTCACCCAACTGCTGATACCGGCGGGTGAGCAAGCTGACATCGGCACCGGCTAATTTTGACTTCCGGATCGATTTGGTGAGCTTGCCCTGCTCCCGCTCGAGCTCCTTGACCGTTTTGGTTGCCTTCCCCATAGACTCATTGAACGCAGAGCCCATTTTATTGAAACTGCCATCCACGGTACCGCCAAGGGTGACCACCGTTTTAAGATTTTGCGTGACCATCAGACTTTTCCTTTTTAGGCAGCAGTTCAATGAATTCCGTGAACGTGTTCAACGGCAGATCCAACAATTCAGAGAGTGACCAGCCCGTGTAGCTGGCCAACGCGATCAACCCTCGCTGGATGTGCCGCTCGCTAAGCGCTTCTGGCGAAAACCCACGATGACTTTTTGCACCTCCGTGTAATCATCCATATCCAGCTCCTGGATCACGGCGGGGTCCACTTCGGCTAACAGCGCCATTAAATGCACTTCTTTGTCGGCGTCGATCTTGTTCTGTTTGTTCGCAATCAGCTGATCGCGAACCTTAGGACGGCGCAGGGCAAGCACCTCAATGGTCTGGCTGCCTACCGTCACGGGATAGTCCAGTTTCACTTCTGTTTTTTCAGCAGCTGGGTATGTCATGATGTCACTCCAATAAAAAAGGCCGCATAAGCGGCCATAAAAACGAATGCAACCGCGGTCGCAGGGTATTAGGCGAGTTGCAGGATGCCGCGGATGCCCTCAAGGACATCGATGCCGCCCAATTTGCGAACGTGGTTAACCGGGTCAATTTCAATCAGCACGGCGCCGGACCGCACCACTTTGTAGTAATCCAGTTTCATGGTCACTTTCATGGCCTTGTCACGTTGGCTGCCGGTGTCCTGGGTGTCACGCTCAATCTTGGTGATCATGCCACCCAACTCTTCAACCAGGTCATAACTGTTACCGTACAGGTCGGTATAGGTAGAGCGCACCGACACCGCCGTGCGTGATCCCTGGCGCAACCCGAACAGCGGCAACACGGTAATATCCACCCCGAACAGGGAAAAGCTGGACTCCATGCCCGCCATGCCATCATCCACAGGGATCGGCATGTCCATATCACCGGCCTGAAAGTCAGAGGTCAGCACCTCAAGCACCGGTGGCGTGTACTCTTTGGCATTACCGGCTTTGCCGACACCATCGACCCAGATAGCCCAGCGGCTCAGTAAGTTGTCCCCTGCCATCAGCTAAATACCTCTTCCAGATAATCATTGTTTAAGCGGCTGCGGAACACGATGTGCTCAGCCGGATACGGCGGGCAGAAATCAAAATCAAAGTACACCAGGCCTTTTTGAATGGTCGCAGGTGTGTTCAGCTCTTTATCCGCCCAACATTCCCCGCCAAGAATCGCCCCGAGCGCCTTTAATTCACGCAGGTAGGCATTCACCCCTGCAATCACGTCATCGACGTAGGTCTTGGTGATGTTGCGGTCTACGGCCCACATGTGCGAGCGCTGGACGCTGTCGTTGATAATGTCTGCCGTTCGGCGGGTCTGCTCAAACGTCCATTTCGGATCCACACTGCAGGTGCGGTTCCCCCAGTGACGAAAGCCCCCTTCACGGATGATGGTGCTGACCTTGTTTTCGTTCAGCATGTTCGCCGTGGTATTCGCGTCCCCCAACGACCAGTCGACGGGTTGGGATGTCCCCACAATGCCATAGACCTGCTGGTTCGACTTCGACCACCAGAAACCTTTCTCTGCATCGATGCGGGCACGAAGACCTGCCGCCCGGGCGGAATAGGGACGATCAATCTCTTTGGCCAACTCGGTGTCGAACACACGCACCCATGGCCAGGTCACTTCAACCCGCTCACCGAACTGACGTGCGCGTTTGATCGCATCAGTGTACGTCGCGGTTCGCTCGCAATCTGAGTAGAAGATAGCGCGCAGGCGTTTGGCTTTGGCTTCCCCTTCACTCGATACCGCATCCACCTGGCTAAACTCAGGGGCGATCAGAATGCGCGGGGTGTATCCGGTTTCGGTTTGGCTATCAAGCCAACCTTGCATAGCCTTAATGACGTTTGCTTGGGTAGCTGCATCATCCGCACCTTCTTCGGCACGAACCACAATGACCAAAGCACCTGTTTGGTCAAAGATGTCATCAATGGCCGCGGGTAGCGTACCGCCAACACCAAGACCTTCAGCACGCTTACGGCTACCTGCCACGGCAACAGGCTTATACAGCGGGAAAGGTTCATTCTCGCCGCCAGTCAGGTAAGTACGCGGCGTTGCCGCCACATCACCACTGCCATCACCCAGCACGGCCACAGAAACCAGCGCAGCAACTGCCGCTTCGGCTTCAATGGCCGCTTTCACTTCATCTGCAGTGGACGTTAATGCCGCATCGGCATCCGTGCCCAGGACAATCTTGATTTTGTTTCCATCTACCGTGACGGCAAGCGCAGCAGAGGCTTCTGACTGGGGAAGGATTTCCACGCTGATGGCGTTGCCTTCCGTGCCTGCCTTTTTCGCGGTAAACACCAAGCCATCATTGAGGATGACACTACCCAGGGTGAGCGAGGCCGCAACGGCAGATGCTGCCCCTGGGGCCGTACCAACCAAACCAATGACGGCTGATTTTACGGTTTGAATCGGGCGTGAGCCGTCATCAATTTCGATGACTTCCACACCATGGAGAAATTGCGTCATAGCTAATTCCTATTCGTCGGGTAATAAAAAACCCCGCCGGAGCGGGGTTTGTAACCTACAATGATTTAAACCGAGTCTACAGACTCATATCGTGCATTCGCTTTAACATATCCATGAAACAAATCGGCGGGGCTTACCCAATCATACGCTGCGCCTTTTTCCACCAATGTTCCTTTTGAACTTAAACAGTTTGTCGGAATATATTGGGTAGCTGTTTTTACTATTGTGCAATCACGTAGATGATGGAGAGAGAATTCTGCATTACCAGACGTTCGGCTTGGTAATGGTATGATCTGTGAGCCATAAAACCATGCCTCGCCCTCTGAAACTAAACCTCCAGAATTTGCGTCATATGAAATACATGATCCTCCGTGAACTTCTATGAGATGGTCAACAGTAACTTCCACGTCAAACATGGTGCAATCTGTAACTATCGCCCGTAATTTAATTCTGTCTGAATTAATGTTTCTATCGTCGGGTATCGGATCATACTGAATTAACGTTTCTGCCCCTGGTATACCATCATCATGAAACGGATTTCGATTAGCATTAAAAATTCTCGATATACACCAAACTGAATTATGAGCACCGGATAGCACCGACTCAGATTCAACCGGCATTTTTACATACTTATCATTAGGCCCATTGACCGCTGATATATATGCCTTTGCATTTTCCTTTGAATAATTAACGTTATCGACAACAATTCGTGCTGGTAGTCGAACGCCAGTAGTAATGGCCTTTTTATTGTAATCGACACAAACAACACCGAACTCATGACGATTCAAATGGCTGTCTGGTGCATTAATGACCACATTCTGAACGTTAATATTTCTCCCCCATTCAGTTATTTGTTTGGCGCCATAATCCCCATTAGAAACAAAATCAACAATTTTAATAATATCTGTGACGGGCATATTAGAGTCGATAATCAATGTCAAACCATCAATATCAATATTACCACGCCATTCAGCGCCATAGTCAGGACGGAATTGCACAACTGATTTATACCCATACTGAGAGGCATTGAGCTTGGTTGACTTGCCAAAGAATCTAGAACAATTCTTCAATTTCAAGTAACCACCGCCATTACCAACCATGACTCCCCACTCTTTGAAATGGGTGTCCTCTGCATAAAAGTCCCATAGGCCGAAATGACAATCTATACGGTTTATTTTTGAACCTTTTAATGACAACCCATTAATATTATTAAACCCAGAAAAACCCCAGCCACAATAACCATTAATGTTTTCCATTTGAAGGTCAACAATACCGTTGCCACTTAAACCATACGTCCCTTCCGTACCTTCCAATCTTGTTGGTGCTTCTCCATTAACATTAATCAACCGAATATCCGCTGCATGAGTAATTTTCATCGTAGCTCGAATATTTAGCTCATCTGACTGAGTTTTATCCTTGAAACCAATCAATTCCCAAATCGTATTATTTCTTGCTATATCGAGAAATACATGACTCGGACTTCTGTTTAGGTCAATAAACCCGCCCTTTATTGTAATATAGCTTTCCTCTAGGTTCCTATATTTTACTGACAGACTTGTTGCACCTGAGTAATCAAATCTAAGCGGCTTATTTAACTCTCCGTTCTTAACAACACGATTAGGTTCTTTCTTGTAAATAAATGTCGTACTTTCAGGTTTTCTTTTTATATGTTCAAGATCGGACTCAATGAAAACATAAGCATTGTGTAGCGATGAAAGGCTAGCAACATGACTAGATGTTTCATAAAACTCAGTATGATTGAGCGCACCATTAAAATCAGAAAGAGGATTACCTTCAGCACGAAACAAAACCGGAAAATCCCATGTCGCAGGACGGCCAACATCTTCATGTATGACAAACTCTGTCATTCCCCAGTCAACATTAGTATTGATAACCGCCAAATAACTATCATCAATTAACGCTATCCCATCTTCATTGACAACTGGAAGTTTCTTTAAGTTTGCACAATCATGACAATCTTTAATTTGACGCATGACGGGAGATTGACCATCTAGAACAGCTCCAAACTGCCGATAATTTAAGGGACTGCTAATTATCTCAAACTCTCGGCCTAATTGGTCATAAACCAAACCTATATTTAGATAAGTCTGTCCCGCTTCCTCTTGCTTGATTTGACCTGTATGGGTGAATTCTGCATTACCTTTGTCGCCAGGATGATTGTAGCCTCGTGTAATAATGTGTGTAGCATTAATATCCTTTTTAGGAATATCTGTAAAAGCACCAACCGTCTCTGTTCTAGTTTCTACTTTTTTATTAACCCAATCGCGGCTTGCTATCACCACATTAGGATCAATTTCAATAATTGGCTCTGCACTGGTAATGACAAAGATCATCTCCAATGTCACCGGCGTGCTGACGTTACCGTTATTGATCGGGGCGGGTACATAAATACGAGCGCAGTTGCCCACCGCATGAAAGTAGGTATTCCCATCAAACGTCGCCACGGCGGCAAATTCTCGGATAATCAGATCATTGACATCATCAGGGAGAATCGCCTCGACCTTTAGCATCGGGGTGCTGTCGGGTGTGGGCTGTAGCACATCCACCGAATTCACCGGGATACGGGCCAGCTCATTGACCAATGCGGTCTGTTTACGATCAGGCTGCACATAGGTGTCATTGGCATCACCAATCGCAATATGGGTGAAGGTGATTTGTTTGTTCTTCAGCTTACCGTTCTGCTCGGCGTTTTCGCCGAGGATGGTCAGAATCGAGCCATATTGCTGTTGATTCTCTGGGGGTTGACTCATGTTTGTTACTCCAACACTAACGGTATCGGGCCGGACTTTATCTGTATACCCTGGCGTGAAATGCAAACCAGACCGTTATTTGACGAACTCACCATTGAGGAAATAATCCACGGACCCGCTTTCAGCTGCATCGCTTGCCGACTCACGGCAACATGCTTTTCCGGCGCTTCCACCCGGCTGGTAATGGCGACTTTGGTTAAGGTGCTGCGGACATTTTTCGCCGCATTGATAGCTGGCACGAGCTTTTCCAGATCAGAGCCGTCAACCGGGGTTCCGGTTGATACGTAATCCACCGTGAACTCACCCGGAGCCAGGTTTGCTTTGTCTTCAAACCACTCGGTAATTTTGGTGTCATCCCCGCGGATGCCGCTTACAGCCCGCTCGACCGCATCCCGGGTTCCCTTTTTCCGGTGTATATACAGACTGTCTTTGATGACCTTGCGCTTGAGCTCAACTGGCCAGGTAGAATCCCAGTTATCCACCGACAACGCCCACGCCAGATGCGGCAGGAGGTGCTCCGGGCATTTGTCCGGGTTCCAGAGATCACGGTTGGGAAAAGAAAGAGGCGGTGAAATCACCGCCTCGATGTCTTTTTCATGTTTGCTGGCATTGGGTGGCAGCAGGCTTTTTCCCGTCACGTGGTCACCCTCGCGGTCAGTGTGAGGCTTGAGGCAAACCCGGCACTGAATCGGTCATTGATGATGTCGGCCGCCGGCGAGGTTAAATGCACCTTATACACCCCGGGTACACGCAACGCGGCATAAAAACCATCCAGGGTTAAATCCAGACCCTGACGATGGGATTCGCTTAACCAGGCATCCAGTTTTTGCCGCGCCGCCTTCAACACTTCCGCTTGGTCCGGCCCCGAAAACAGCTCTAATTCAGCCTCCACCGCAAACTCATTGATGTGGGCACTTTGCACCACCACCTCATCACTGAGCGGCCTTGTGCCTTTTGGCGTGAGCGTGTCTTCAACCAACTGGAGAAGCTCTGGGGTGGCCGTACCGTTCCCTTCATGGGACAGCACCGACACCGTCACCGTTAACGTGCCTTTGGGGGAGTCAGTGGCAATACTCTTTACCCGGCCATCGGCTGACAGCGCCCAGAACTCATAATCATCCGCGCTGCCTGCCGTGTTCTTGGCCCGGTTGGATAGCTGTATCCGGTACCGAAACGCTTCATCTGACTCCATAATGCGCGGGCGTGGCGGCAGGGCTTCGGGATCCCCGTAATCAATCACTAGGCGCTCCACATCAAAATCAGCCCCTCGGATATCCAAGTCGGTGCCAGTCGCATACGCCAGCATCGTGGCATGCGCACCATCATTCACGCGCTGACGCAGCACCATTTCACGAAACGCAGCAACCTCCATCAGCTTGTAAACCGGATCAGACTCGTTCACATCCTGGTAGTCAGGGTCAATCGCCTGATAACGCCCCACCCACTCCTGGAGGATTTGTTCATAGTCCAACTGCTCTATCACCGCAGGTTTTGGCAGTTGGCTCATGTCTACATTCACGACTGCCATTAACTCACCTCAATGCCTTCCAATGTGATGGGCTCACCATTGGGTTTGTATTTCCCCTCAATGGTGAGTATTACCGAGCCCGGCCGAGCTGATGTCACCCGAACCCGGGACACCTCAATCCGCTTTTCCCACTTCTTCAGGGCCTGGGCACTTTCTGCCACAATGTCCGCCACCGTTTCGGGGTTACCCGGGTTATCAATCAAATCGAACAGGCGGCTCCCGTAGTCACGGCGCATTACCCGTGAGCCAATGGGCGTGGTGAGGATATCCCGCACCGACTGTTTGAGGTGCTCCATTCCGCTCAGTGCGCGGCCTGTCGCGGCATCCATCCCTTTCATACCTGCCCTTACTGTTCCGAATTTGGCTCACTGGTGTTGGGTTCACCGTGGCGGTGAGTGTGGCCGTTAAAGATGTCCCGGTCGTCGCCCATGCTCCGCACGGCGTCGGTCACCGTCTTCCCTTTCACCTGCTCTATCGCCGTCACATTCATTTGGACGGTCATGTCACCGGTCGTGGTCTGGTTGCCGTCATGCTGGATATTCGCATTGATGTAGAACGTTTTGCAGTTGAGCTCAGCATTGCCGTCACTACCCAGCGAAATGGTAAGCTTGTGTTCGGCGCGGTTGTATTTGATCTCAGTGCCATCGGCATAACGGCTGACATGCTCATCGGGCGAGGTGCTCGGTACCGGGCTGGACGCATCGGCCAGAGAGGGGATCACCACACCGGCAGCCAATTCGCCAGACTCTGACAGAATGATCACCTGCTCCCCGACCGCCAATGGTTCCCAATCCGATCGGCTGTCTTTGGAGGCTCGGCCCGACACCCAGGGTAACCAGGCAGTCACCGCGCCTTTGGCATACTCAACCCTGACCCGCGGCGGCACCTGGGTGAAATCAACACTGTGGACACGCCCCCGGCGAATCATGTTGGCCATCCGCCGCTGCAAATCCCGGATGATGAAATTCAAATTTAAATCACTCATTCGGTACCACCTGCACGTAATCCGCCTCATGTGCCGCCCCAATCTTCGGCGCGACGCCAACCCGCACCATCGCGGGCGTCAGTCCTTCCGGCTTGAACGCATCCTCACCCACTTCCACGTTCTGGCTAAACCGAATCGACCAGACCGCGTAATCATCCAGCTCGGGATTGAAGCCATCAGGTTCCGCGCTGATAAACACGGCAGGTTCTACCGGCAAACCAAAACGGGCGCCTTCCACCTTCAGGCCAATGGCCATCGCCGCGTTACGTACTTCAAGCTGAAACTGCTCATCGGCCATGCCAAGAACAGCAAGGATTTCACAATTCAATGTGACCGCCAGCTGCCCGTTCATGGGCTGGTCATCGGCCCGATCCCAGTCCATCACCGCAAAGAACAAACAGGGCGTGGACAGCTGGGTTTTGGTTTCCGGGTAATAATCCACAGACTCAACCCACTCCAATTGCTCTGCCAGCCATTGCCTGACTTTGCTGTGATAGTTGGTTAAATGAATGCCATCACTCATGCCAGTTCTTCCTGTTCATTCCCATCTTCACACGGCCTTTCAAGTCGGTTTCAAAATGCTTGAGGAATATTTCCGGCAAACGCTCAAAAATTTCATCTTCGATTGAGACTTGAAGGGAGTCTGAAATCCCCACGCTGGCCTCATCTAGAGGATAACGATGCTTTGTAGTACGCATATAGATAGACTTCTTCCCATTTCCGTATGGAGAAGCAATAAATCCACGATCATACTGCTTGGAAGGTAGTTTCCCCTTTGGCGTAAACCGTGACCCCTTTGGCTTTTTCTTGGTGCCTAGACGTCTCATTGAGCCCTTTAAGATACCTATCGGCACATTATCAAGACCAAACCACAATTTGATTTCATCCAGTTTTTCCAACTGGCTGGTACTGCGAATCCGAAAATACTTGATACGCTCTCGCAGCTTATTCATCGCTCTTGGCTGAAGCTCATCCCGGACCAAAGACTTAGACAGCTTCCGCAATGTTTGCGCGGTTCGACCAAGCGCACGATTGTAAGCCGCTTTAACCTGGCTTTCTGTCGCCCCGAGAATTTGCCTAACAGCCTCAAGTTCCTCGGGATCAATATGGAATAGGAGATCGTTGTGATTGCTCGCCATGATGATTCCCTAGCGTCAGCTTCACGAGGCCAGTGCCATCGGGCTCTGGGTTCTTAACCTGGTAAGTTTTAACCGTGCCATCTGAAAATGTCAGAGTCACTAGCGTTCTTCGCGATATTCCAGATGCATTGTGACTTTGAAGGAATAGCTCATTGTCTCTATCTGATATTTGGCCGCCGCCTGGTAATGAACTGATGGCTGATGGGTTATCAAAAATGCCAGGAACAGGGTTATCTCTCCCTTCGATCGTAACGGTCACATTGGCAAAGGTTTCAAAGATAATGTTGTCCGCTTTTTTCAAAGCAGACTCAAAATCAAACATACACCACCTCTACAGGGTCGCGATCAGGTTTGCCAGACCGGCTTCAACCGCTTCCATCGCTGTTTCTTCATCCAGGTAAGGCTTGTCACCGACGTTGTGCAAAACAGACCGTTTGCCGGTGTGGCTTTGAAACGCTTTCAGTACCAGTACCTGCATTTCACCGTCGTCATTTGTATTGACCTCAGGTGCCGGGCCTTCATCTACGGACTCTCCATCTGGCAGCTCGCCAATACCGACCAACACTTCTGTGTGACCCGTATCCGCACCCTGGGTTTCCTGGCTTTCATCACTGGCCAGATCTCCAGAGTGAGCTGCTTCCGCTTCGGTGCCAGTTTCATTGTCTTGATTGACTTCATCATCGGACTCATCCTCACCGGGCAGCTTGTCTTCCAGCTCATCAATCATGGTATTGAGCTGCGCTTCTGATGAGGTATCGGAATACGGGACATCGGCGATACCCAGCTCTTGGCACAGCGCATCAATACGTTTTTTCAGGTTGTCTTTACGGCTCATTTCGTTAGCCCCAAAAAAATGGGGCACTAGGCCCCATTAGGTTTCACTCCGCTGGCTAAGGGGTTAACCCACCTTAACCACCACCACTTTGTTCACATCAATCAAGTACATCGCCGGGGCCGATTCCGTTTTGGTTTGACGCACTGCCGGGTCACCGCCTTCGGTCCAGTCCTTAACGTAACGCTCAGCTTCGTCTAAGCCTTGCATTTGCGCATCCAGGTCCTGAATCTGGCCATACAGACGGGCACCGCGAACGGAGGTATGCGCCAGGATCAGGTGGAAGTCACGCTGGACTTTCTTGGTGGTACCGTCGCGGTCAATGTACTCTTCATCAACCACAATGATGGTCACATCGCCCAGGTTACCTTTGATGCTAACGGTTGCCCCCAGGTCTTTGAGCGCAGTTTCCAGCTGGGAGTTTGACCCACGGCGGGTTTCGAGCTTGTCTTTGAATGACTTGAACTCGCACATCAGTGCCCACGTTTTTGGATCCGCAATCACTGTGTTCGTCAGCCCTTCAGACTGCGCTGCCCACTTCGTGATGTCTGCAACAATGTCATATGTTTCACGGTCTAGGTTGGCCCACTGTGCGGCAGAGAGCAGCGTGATGTTGTTACCCGGGTTACGACCGGCATCGATCTCATAAGGCTCTTCGATGTAGGGGCTATCAATGACCGTTTTACCGTCATACACCATTTCGGCACACATCAGCTCTTCACGGTCACGCACCGCCTGCTCTTCGATGTCCATGTTCTGCATCACGACGGCGTTTAGTCGTTCTCCGGCTGACATGGTGCCTCGCACGGGCTCACCCGGACGGCGTTTGATGCTCTGGTTCGCCGTCACAATGTGCTTGGATTTCACGTAGGCAGGTTTAAACGTAGAGGTTTTGAAACCCTGATTGCGGTCCGGTGCTGCACCAATCATCGGTGAGCAATAGGCGGCAATCTTGGTTTTGTTCGGGATCATGTCCAGGTCGACTTTTTCCGTGGCGAAGGTGTACGACTCACGGAAAAAGAAGCGCATGAAAAAGTTGTCACGGCGAATACCGGCTTGCGTCACAGCACCCAGCAGTTCACGCGTTGTGTAGTTATCAGGCATAGTAAGCTCTTTCTAAATTCTAAAGGGAACGACTTAGTATTCGTCGTCGACGTACACGGCACTGCCAAGGAACGCTGCACGCTTGGCTTTATCGGTGGTGACAGTGTCCGGCCAGTTCACGAAACCAATACGGAAACCGCCCTGTGGGTATACCGTCGACACCTGCTCTGAGCCGGAGTCGGTCACGTTACGGGCTGACACCGCAATAGCTTTGCCCGGGGTGCCGTCCCATTTGACCAGCGCAGCAGTATCGGTCGCGTCGAACATCAGCGGCGTGCGGGACGGGAAAGTTTCACCGGCTTTAATCGTGGCGCGGGTTGTCACCGGATGACCAATCAGGAACTCGTCCGGTGTGTATTCTGTTACTTCACTCATTGCGCTTTCCTTTAATCAATACGCGTATAGGATGCAGCGAGAGAATTGATATTCTGCTGCTCTTCGGAAACGTCGGCGGAGTTCACATCCTGGCCAAGCGGTTGACCATGGTCCTGTGCGAGCACCTGAAGCGCCGCATCATTCTGGCTGACCGCACTTTTTGGTGCTGAGGCGAGAAAAGCCTTGGCTTCCTCCACCGAAATTTTCGGGTTGCTGGCCAACTGGTGTGCCAGTGCTTCTCGCCCTTTGCTTTCTTCCAGGCCCAGAATCCCCATGCAGCGTTCACGCTCGGCGGTCGCAGGATCAGGGTCTGTGTTGCTCTCTGGTGCCGCCGCAACTGCCGGGGCTGGTTGCTCTTGCTGGCCCTGGTCAAGATCGGCTGAGGCTTGTGGGGCTGTCACGTTGGCATTGGTGTCATTGCCGGTGGTTTCTGCTTTTGGGTTAGCTGTGATTTCCATGGAGGCTCCCATATCAAAGTTGGTTGATTTGTTTTTGAAGGATTCAGCCATCAGCTGAATCGCATCCAGACCGTTTACGACTTCATCCGCGAAGCCAATATCCACCGCTTCCTGACCTTCGTAGATCTCCGCTTCGGTGGCCAAAACTTTATTTACATCCATGCCCATATACTGCGCCGCCTTGCTGGCAAACATCTGACGGGCTGACTCGACATTTCGCTGCCATTTTTCCTTCACATCCTTAGGCAGCGATTTGTAAGGATGCCCATCCGCTTTGTGATCCCCGGCAGTGATCAGGGTGATTTCCACTCCTTCATTTGCCAGCATCTTTTCCACGTTGGTGTGGGCCATAATGACGCCGACCGAACCAGCTATCCCGGTTTGGGTGATCAGGCGGCGTGAGCAGGCGCTGGCCACCATTTGCCCCGCACTGGTATGCATGTCGTAGCCCAAGGACCAGATAGGTTTGATTTGCCGGAGCTGGGCAATCTTGTCAGCCAGATCAAAACACCCGGCGACCATGCCACCGGGTGTGTGCATATCCAGCATGATGGCTTTCACGTCCTTATCACTCACCGCTTCGGTCAGCCGGTACACGATGCCGTCGTACCCCGTCATGCCTGAGTAGGGTCGGACGTAGCCGTATTTGTGCACCATTGACCCGTCAATCGGGATAACGGCAATGCCATTGATGATCTGGTAGCTGCGGTTTTCAGAGCGGCTCCGGCTAAAACTCGACGCGACTTTTTCCATGTCCCGCTCAAGCAGAACCACCCCGTCGGTATCAGTCAGTTGCACCACGTTGCCCATCCGCTGGCTTAATGCCGAAAAGAAAACCCGGGCATAACCCGCCTCCAGCGCCAACGGCCTGTTGAACGTATTACTGATGAGGTGTTGTAAATTATTCATTGGGATTCTCGTTTGGGTTGTCCGGGGCGAGCGCCTGCAGCTTCATCCAGCTTGGAGGCGGTAGCCCTTTGGCTTTCCGCTCTTCCATCTCGGCAACCTGCTGCTCGAAGGTTTCCTGGTAATCTTCACCGAGCAACGCCAGCTCTTTCTCGTAAGTCGACAACCCGGCTTCGATACGCAGCACCGCTTCCTTGACTTCTTTCAATCCATCAATGGCCAGACGGCCAGAGCCAATCCAGTCACTTTTCGTCCAGGCGTGGCGGCGGTCATAGAAACCAAACCGGGCTTTACTCGGCAGCGTGATGTACCGGCGTATCAGCATTTCTTCAAAAATCAGGGTGAAGATTTGGCTGGCAAACCGGTTGGCAATGATTTTTCTGCGCCCCATGAAGTAGCGCCACGAGTCGTTATGGGCTGCCCGCAAGGTGCTGTAAGACATCTGCGCGTAGTTTTTTGATAGCTGCGCGTAATCGACCCCTATGCCTGCCGCAATGTATCGGATGATCGACTGCTCCAGGGCTGAGAACCCGTTGTCCGCGTTTCCGGCGCTGTGCAAGTTGATCTTGTCGCCAGGCATCAGGTGGGGCAGTTTCACCCCGTTGAATTTCACTTCGTTGGACGAATAGTATTCCCCGTAGGCCATCAACATCCGCTCAATAGAGCCATCCTGCTGGTTGGCCCCAAACAAGAACTCCATGGCCTGCTCCGAGCCCAGTTCAGACTCAATGCTGGCGGCATACATGGCATTGACGACAGCCCGCTGCAGCGTCGTGTTCTGCAACGTATCGAGCATTTTGAGCTGCTCTAAACTGGACATGAACCGATTGACGCCACGGCACTGGCCACCTTCGGAGGGTTCAAACACATGCAGAAAGCCGAGTCGGCCGGTGCGGGTGTACTTGGGGATCCGCCGCCATGTTTTGGCAACCCCAAAGTTGTCTGCACCTTCTTCGATATAAAACGCTTCCGCCGCGCCATAGCGGTTGATGTCCATCCCGCCCCTGAGGTCCGGTTTATCCATCGCGTAGTTTGGGTTGTTCACCTTTCGAGGGGCGACCATACGGATGCAGGTTGCAAACGGCGAATTTCGCCGCCCTATCCATTCCGGTTTCGCCATGATTTCACCAGCTGACGCATGCGTTTCTACAGCCTCGCGCATCATCATGGTGAACGTTCGGCGGCCTTCAGCGTCAATCAGGCAGTTGGGATCCTCGGCAATGTCACGGAAGATGGCTTCCACTTCCCGGACAAACCCTTTGTCGGGCCTGATGCCGAGCAAGAGCCAATTAGGTTTGTAACTGAGGCGAAATTCAGAGCCGATGATGTGGTCTTTGTGGATTTGAATCCCGTTTGCCGCAATACCGTTATTGCGGATCACATCGTCGGTTCGGGCATTGGCCTGCTTCATGACAGGCAGTAAAGCGGCATCCACTGATTTTGACGGCGGATGCCAGTCGCGCATCTGACCACCAAACCCTGAACCGCCAGCTCTAAACACCGCCTCTCGTAATGGTGTCTGACCATCTGGAGCCAGAAGTCCGGTGCTCTTCATTAGAATCCGACTCCTGCTGGGCGGCGACGCCGAACATTGGTGATGCCTAATTGCATTTTGAGATCGTCAATATAGGCTCTCAGTTCATGCACGTTCGCTCGGTTGTACTCCACCCGGCGGTCTCCTTTTTGAATGGACACCGCCATGGTTCCGGTCTGAATCTGGTGGTAAGCGTGTTCCGCTTCATCCAGTCTTGCTTGTAAGCTCATTATCCACCTTTAAGTCTGGCGGCTAGTTCAGCGATGCTGAGGCCGGAAGATTTCTTCTGTTGAACTGGCTCAGGCTCCTGTAGCACCAAGCCGAATTTTTGAATAAGGATGTTTAACGCGGCATAGGCATAGTTCCAGCCATCCAGCGCTTCATCGTAGGGGTGGTATTGCTTTATCCAGCGCCACATCTGGCGACCTGACTTACTGTGCTCGAGCTTTTTGTTGGCAGAGCACAGCTGTTTGAAAAACTCATCCCCGGCAATGGCATCATCCATCGGGAAGTGAACGCAGCCCGGTACCGGCTCGTTGCCGTTGGGTGTCAGGCATAACCGGCTGTACAGCCTTTGCTTGATACCATCGGTACCCAGCCGGGTCAGGTACACTTTCTTGCTGTTTTTCTTGCGCGGGAAGTTTTGGATCGGCTTGCCGTATTGGTTTTCACCCTGAATCGGGATGACCCTGAGAACGCCGTGTTTCCGGCTCATTTCATACACGTCATCGGTTTTGTGCCCCATGGCATCCCAGCACCAGAGCTGGACGTCCATTTCGGCCCCATTGCGCTTTTTGTAGGTATTGTTTAGCTCTTTACCGACCGTATCTTTCAGCACCTGGCTAGAAAGGTCGCCAACACGCACAATATGGTCAACCAGCCAGCACTCTTCACCGGCTCCCCATGCCCAGATGAACATCTCTATCCGGTCATCCTGGGTATCAATGCCACCGGTCAGTACCACCGCGCGATCCGGTACCGGATTTTGTTTCCGGTCTCCGGCCCACCAGATTTCGCGACGTGCTTTGAGTTGTTCCCAGTCCAGCTTGTCGCCGTTCTCACCTTCCCAGAGCTGGCCGAGAATGAGGTTCACAAAGGTCTTGAGTTTTGCCGGGTCGTTTTTCTTGGTCAGGTACTCGCGAACTAATCCAACCCAACCGTCAGTCATGGTGGTGTTGTACGCCGCCCAGCAATGGATACCGACACTGACCGGGGTGCTGACGGGCTGATTGTCTATGTCAAAGAACTCCAACCCGTCCTTGGTCCAGGTGAAATCTTCGGCCATCCAGCGGCCAGCTTTCTCCATCTTCAGCAGGTCGCGGTAATAAATCGCCTGCTCGCACTCGATGCAGCGGTAATGGGCCGTTTTGGCTTTTTTCTCTATCGACGGCTGCTTGTTGTCCCATTTGAAGCCGTGTTTGGTTTCGTCCGAGCCCCATTCCAGCACCTGCTCATGGCCGCAATGCGGACAAGGGAGATAGAACCGGAATGTCAGCTCCATCTCCGCCATCAGTTTTTCGATATGGGATTCACCGGCGTTGGTCGGCGTCGTTCCCCAGCGCTCCATTGGGAACGCGGCACCGTCAAGTCGGGTGCGGGCAAGGGAAATTGGATCCCCTTCTTTGCCCAGCTCCCAGTCCCACCCGTCCACTTCGTCGCCAAATAAGGCGGCTTTGGTGATACGCCGCATGTTCTTCGGGGTAGCAGCACCTAAAATATCCAGAATCCAGCCGAGACCGACTTTCTTTTTGGTGGTGTTGTTTTGGTCTCTGGCGTTAAGGTACGGGAAGATCCGCCTGATGATTGGCATTTCTTCCCAGGCACCGTCTATCTCATCAATGCAGAACCCTTTGGCATCATCATCCGTTGGCTGGTAAATCACGGTGTTTGTTTTGAACTGATGCAGCAAACATGAAACCGCAGCCACCAACATTTTTGACCAGCCGATGCGGGCCGATTTTTGAAACGCTAACCGGCGGATGGACCGGTTACACATCATGTTCAGGATCGCGACCTGAAACGGCAACGTGACCCAGGCACCTTCATCTTGTGAAGATCCTGAGGCCAGCCGGTAATGTTCATTCGCCCATTGCGTACCACTAACCGGCGGTGTCCGCTTCATCCCCGACAAGCCACGCTGGACCGCCGAATGGATCGCCGTCCATGTAATCTGAGAAATCTGGTCGAACATCAGCACACTCATTTGACACAGCGGCGATTTCCGCCTCAAGGACTTCGATGGCTTCTGGCGGCATCTCTGGCCAGACTTTTTTCATCTTTGGTAGCAGGCCATCAAGGCGGGAAGTGAGACGGGAACTGACCTGTTGCAAGGTCTCGACAATGATCTGAATCGGGCCGTAGGATTTCTCAAACAAAACCCGCTTGGCTCGCTTCATGGCGATGGTTTCTTTCTTGTCTTCGTTGGCCAGCCGCTTCTTTTCAATCTCGAGGTCCTCTTCTTCATTTTCTGCCGGGGTTTCCGGTTTTGAATCGACCTGTTTTGCTTGCGATTTATAGCTGATGTACGCATGGGTACACGCTAAAGGATCCATGCCGTTCCGCCCCTTGGCGGCAGGCAGAACCCCTTGATTTAAAAGGTTTCTAACCTGCCTCTCACTGATACCAAGGAGCTTGGCAATATCCGACTGTGTGAACTTTTTGTCGGGATTGAATATGCTGCTCATTCATGGTTAAAAACCGGAAACCGGAAACCTCCAAAATCAAAAAAAATTTTTAACGAGGGCTTTTCTGCGAGGTTACACCCCCGTGGTAATTGCGGATCGCCAAAAGGACCCGTGACCTCTGGCAGAGTGAGACCACGCAACCAAACATTCAAAGGCAATAAAAAAGCCCAGCATGTAGCCGGGCAAACTGGAAACAAGTGGACATATTCAAAGCTGGGCGTCAGCTATTTTCTGGACTGCTTGTCTTGTACCCAGCGGTTAATCTTGTCTATCTTTCCTGCACACTGATCAAACGCCACTTTCCAAACGGGATCTCGTTCGTAGGCGTCACCATAGGTGTCGGGCTCTGAATCAAATGGCGGGGCGCAATCAACCAAGTAGGCTGGCGGCGGGAACAGATAAACCTCGTTAACTTTGGTGATGACTTCGGGTGTAGACGGCGCGCACCCCGTTAACAACAGCATCAGGAGGACGCTTATCCCGGCATTCATCTTTTGCATCTTCGAATCCCTTTCTGATCACGGCCAAATCTTTTTCCAATTGCTTGCTGGCCACCCGTTGAGCCTGGTTCATTTCAACCGCGGCTAACTGATTGGCTACCATTTCCGATGTTAGCCTGGTCACTGTCTCATTCAGTGAGGCATTGTATGAAGTGGCCACTTCAGCCATTGACTGGTATTTCTCTTTATCAAGTTCTGACTGGTGCAGCTGCCGTTTGAGAAGGCCAATCTGAAATTGATTCAGAACCACGATGCCGAGCAGTGCTAAAGAAATCATGGCCCAGACATTGCTAAATATTCGCTTCAGGAACGCCAAGGCACATCTCCGTTTCTTTCTGGCGGCGACTGATCAAGCCGGGCAGCTTTTTACCCCCACCATAAACCCAATAATTAAGCTCACGACAGGCTGAGTCATATCGACCCGCCTTGATCTTGCGGTAAATGCGTGTCTCACTGCCGTCCCCGTTAAACCGGAATCGCGTACACCCAGTGTTAAAGATAAAGGACGTGAATGCGTCAACTTGGCCCTGGCGTAAACCGGCGTCAGAGGCTGAGGCAGTGAGACATTGCTCGGATGACTGGATGTTCTTCACCCAATCTTTAGCAATTTGTTCCAGACTAACCGGGCTATCCGGTACGCCGTAGGTATTACCTATACCATTGGTCACAAGGCCTGATGGGCATCGATATGGGTCCTGTCGGCAACCTTCTGCGTTACCAATTAACTCAAGGGCCGCAGGTGAAACCCGCAAGTTGCCCAGTGATTGACCATCAATCACAACCTGCCCCACGGATTGAGTAAAACCAGTGTCAGTGGTTGCGACACCACCAGTGATTAACGCGGCCACTGCCGCCACGGAACAAACAATGCGTTTCTTCAAGTTCATGACTGGTCAACCTCGTTCATAATCTTCTTTTCACGAGCCGATGAGTGCCTCAGAAGTTCATGGTTTTTGTGTTTGTAGTACCAGCTCAAACCGAAAGAAGCGATACCCAAGACAATTCCCACGATTACTCCCCACTCCTGAACGGTGAACAAACTAAAAAACGTCGACCAACCCGCCCAAAAGCGAGTTGAGCCAGTTGAGAGTTCTTCAGCCCTGACGGTGACAGGAAAAGCTGACCACCACACAGCGACTCTCTTTAACATGCTTTTCATTTCGTCTTGCATGATGATCAAAAAAGGCACCTCACGGTGCCCCCTCATAACAATGATTTGTATTTCCTGAATTTCAGGCATAAAAAAACCGCCAATTGGCGGTTATTAAGATATCTGTACATTTATCCATACTAGATATATATACACTAATATGCCCCACTTTTATTTTCAAGCACTTTTTTGAACAACGTCCGGGCTAATTGGTCATAGCTAATTAGCTGCGCCCGAATACTCTCAACATGTTGTTGCCAGGCCGACCAATGGTTCTGATAATACCGTTGGCGCTTTTTCCAAAACGACTCGGAAAAATTGTCCTTCTCTTTACAGTCGAACTCCACCAGCGCGGCAATTAAGGCAGAACGTGTCGTGACTGGTTGATATTGCAGCTCTGAATTGTGATAGCTAACATTGGCGCCTGAGGTTTGCTCCAACGCCAAACCACCAGCAATAAGTGGCACCAAAGTTTCTACCCTTTTAAACGTTCGCTCTTGAATGAAAACGCCATGCCCGGCCAAATTCATTGCCCAGTCATGAAGCAGGTGGCTGAACAAACGCTGTCGATTTTCCTGAGCGTTCCAATAGGGTGAAGAGTAAGCAAACAGACTCCAGTCAGCCAGATGAGGGGATAGTTTTTCAATCTCATCGATAACGGCTAAGACTTTCGCACCATCTATTTTCGATGCGATCTCCATGTCAGCAGCACCGAAGCCGCCACCACCAACACCGTGATTGTATTTGGCCTTAATGCCTTCAGTCGCCATCCCAATAGCCGCCGGCATACCCCAATTTTCGATATTCGTAATGAGTCCCATGCCCTTACCACTGTCTATTTAACCAGTATTGTGAATTGAAATACAAAAGTAACACCGTGTCCAGTAGTAAAAACAAAGAATAAATAAAACCAATTTTTATCTTTATCATCTAACTATCGATCTGATAGCAATAAGAAAGGCGCACATTCACTTAAACACTCGCTATTTTGATAGTAAAGCTATTCACCGTTCCCCTTAAGTGAGGTATCTCTCTTCAAGAGCCAACTAAGTAACCCTATTCCCACCAACGCTGAAAATAAGGATGCAGATAATATACCGAGCTTCGCTACATCAACGAGTTCAGGGCTCAAAGCTAAGTGGGCAATAAACAACGACATGGTGAATCCTATACCAGCAAGCATGCCACCAGCAATAATGTAGAGCCAAGGTAGATCTGGCGGTCGCACAGCCAGCTTAGTTAATGTTGCTAATCCGCTAAACAAGATGATTCCGGTGGGCTTCCCTATGACAAGGCCAGCAACAATAGCTGTATACAAGCTTCCGGATAGTTCCGAAAAAGAGATCTGTACGCCAGCGTTCGCGAAGGCAAAAAGAGGCATAATGACAAAACCAACCCAAGGATGCAGTAACATCTCTAAACGCTCTAATGGAGAAAGCGCTTCCCGAGCTGCTGCTTCGGCAGTTTTTAAGACTTTTCGATCAATCCGAAATTCACTGGGCTTGCTTGTTGCCGGAGCAGGAATGACACAATCCATTATAGTTAACAGACGCTCTTTACTGACCCAGCTGATTGTGGGCGTCATTAACCCCAAAATGACACCTGTAACCGTTGGGTGTATCCCAGACGCGTCCACCGAGAGCCATATCAGACCACCAATTAATGAATAAATAGCAATACTGCGAATACCGAGCTCAGCCATAGCCTTAATACCAATGACCCCAAGTGCCGCTATTCCAAGATAATAATAATTAATCTCTTCACCATAGCCGACCGCTACTACGATAATCGCACCTATGTCGTCGATAATCGCTAAAGAGAGCATAAATATTCGTAGACTTTTAGGAACACGGGGGCCAAGTAAGATAAGGCAAGCAATGACAAATGCTGTATCCGTCGCCATGACGATCCCCCAGCCATTTTGTCCCGGCTGATCTAATTGAAATACTAAATAGATTAATGCCGGAACCAGCATGCCGCCCATTGCCCCTGAAATAGATAACATTGCTAAACGCGGCTTTTTTAATTCTCCCAAAACAATTTCACGCTTCAACTCCAATGCAACCAGAAAGAAAAACAGCGTCATCACAGCATCATTAATCCACTCCTGAAGTGAACGCGTATATTCGAACGAACCGGATTTTATACCGAGCGGGATCTCCCAGAACGACAGGAAAGTCTCTGACCAGGGAGAATTAGAAAGTACTAAAGCGACAATAGTAAAAAATAGCAGTACAACCCCTGCAGCAGCCTCAATTTTCAGAAACCGAGTAACAGGTTGAGTTATCCAATCAACATATTCCTTCGGTAATTGAGTAGGATGCCCCCTCTCATTAGGACTAAAAGCTGTTTTCTTCATGGGTTTTCTGATTTTGCTTGATCACTTGCTGGTAGTTGTATCCTCTTCAGAAACTTAAATAAGTCACTATCAGTGGACAACACCAATGTAGTATTTTCTGACATGATCGTTTTATAGACTTGCAGCGTCCTAGTGAACTCATACAGGCTTACCGCCTGTGGGCTCTGGTTGTAAGCCTGCGCATAGATTTCTGCTGCTTTAGCGTCGGCAACACCCCGAATTTCCTCCACTTCACGATAAGCTTCGGATTGAATTTTATTTAAATCTCGTACTCGATTACCACGAATTCTAGCTGCTTCACCGTACCCTTCAGACAAAAAACGCTCCGCAATCTGTCTACGTTCACTGATCATCCGGTCATAAATTTTGGGTCTCACACTTGCGTTATAGTTAATCCTTTTGAATCGGATATCCAATAACTCGATCCCGAAGACACGCACTTTATCAGCCGCGGCCATAAAAATTTCATCCTCCACCACCTGACGACCTTTATGGATGGGTACTAAGTTACCCATTGTTAAATCACTACCACCCTCAGCCAATAGCGGATCTCTCAAAGGCAACCGATCTTTTGAGGTACGGATAATTTCTATCAATTCATGCTTTGCCACCGCGTTACGCGTTTCACTTCCAAGAATGTCATCCAACCTGGACTGAGCACTCCGCTCGTCTCGGAGGCGAAGAAAATACTGTAAGGGCTCCGTTATCCTCCATCGGGCAAATAAATCGACTGAGATATATAGCTTATCTTTCGTAGGCATATCTGAAGGATTGCCATCCCACTCCAATATTCGCTTATCTATCGTATTGACCTCTTGAATAAACGGTAATTTTACTTTGAGCCCAGCGCTCGTAATCGGCTGTCCGACAGGCTTACCAAATTGGGTTATAATGACCTGCTCAACTTCACTCACTGTATAAAGGGTTCCTTTAGCTGCAAGCAGAACGAATACAAAAAGCAAAATGGCTATTAGTACAAAGAAATTTTTCATGGCTTATCGCCTTTTTCCAAAACGTCAGCTTGTAGATCAAGAAAAGGCAAGATACTGCGGGTTTGCTCATCAATGATAATTTTTGAGTGCATCGTAGGCATGATTGCCTGCATGGTTTCTAGGTAAATACGCCGACGGGTTACTTCAGGTGCCTTGATGTACTGCATCAGTAATGCGTTAAACCTTGCAACATCCCCTTCGGCCTCATTGATTCTTTTAAGCCGATAGCCATCAGCTTCTCGAATACGCTGATCTTTTTCACCTTCCGCTAGCGGGATCACTTTATTGTAATCTCGTCGCGCTTCGTTAATGAGTTTCTCTTTTTCTTGCTGAGCCTGGTTCACTTCATTGAATGACTCCTGTACCGGCTTTGGCGGGTTAATATTTTTCAATTGAACCTGATCGATATTGATACCCATAGCATACTTAATCGCAAGCTCCTGCATTTTCATCAATGCTTCAGATTCAATCTCCTGTCGGCCAATGGTAATGACTTCATCGACAGTGCGGTCACCAACCACTTCCCGCATAACAGACTCAGAGACATCACGAAGAGTAGCTGTGGGGTCCCGCACTTCGAACAAAAACTTGACGGGCTCAGCAATGCGGTACTGAACCACCCATTCAACTAATGCTGCATTTAAATCGCCTGTAACCATCTGAGTTTCCATCTCACGATCATTTTCAGACGGGTTTTGGTAAGGGTCAGTTGCTCCGAGCGTTATAAATCCAAACTCTTGCTTTAACTGGCGCTTAACAGGAACAATGGTCGCAGTATCTATGCCTAACGGTAATTTGAAATGTAAGCCGGGTTGTATTTCGGAATAAAATTTACCAAAACGCTGAACGACAGCAATTGAGTCGCTTGGAACCGTATAAACAGCCTGCCATGAACTGATCAAAAAAATCACCACAAAAATTGATATGAAAACACTTTTCATATCACCTTTAGGAATATATCGTTTTATTTTAATTGCTCTTTTTTTAACGATATTTCCAACGCTTATAGGCGTAGAGCCATCGGAAATTTGAGTTACGTTATCAGAAGATGGGGGATCATTGGATGTCGGCATGAACGTAGCCTTAATCACATGGGAAAATAGAGTACCATTTAAGACTGGTTTGCGTTGGATGATTTTTCAAGACAGCGGGAACATTAAAATTTTTTAACCATATGCGCTTTGATTAATATTTCATGCACATATAGTATTCGTTTTATCAAAACTACTGTAACGAACATCTCTTCTCCAAACTATACTCTTAAAGGAAGATGAAATATCGACAAAAATTAAAGTGATATAACTAATAGGTGAAACCATGTTTGAATGGCTTAAAAACATTTTTTCTCATGAAAAACATGAGGCTGACAATGATGCCAGCAGAGACAGAATGGATAAAGAGCATATAAGAGAGAACAAAAAGGAAAGTTCTCCCATCGAATCACCACCGAAAAATAAAAATGAATAGTTTCTTCAACTTTCCATCTTGATTTTATAAAGCCGAGTTGTAATAGATTAATAATACTCGGCTTTTCTTTCGAAAATATGCCACTCTATGACTATACATTTACCGAGCCTCGAGATCACTCGTAAACGACGGCATAAAGAGGAACTAGCTAACAGCATCAGCCATGGTATAGCCCTCGTTGCCATACTGACTGGAACACCTTTTCTAATTATGAATGCTGTTCGTATTGGTGATTTGGCATTTATTATCGGAACAATTATTTTTTCTACGACGGCAATATTGCTATACCTGTCTTCCACTATTTACCATGCGCTATCATTTGGCAGAACAAAGCGACTGTTTCGTATAATAGACCACTCAGTAATATTTTTACTAATTGCAGGTACATACACCCCATTTACACTTGGTGTATTGAGAGGGACATTAGGTTGGATACTCTTAGGCTGCATCTGGTTGTTAGCATTTATAGGTGTAATACTGAAGTCGTTGCAAAGACTCCACCACCCCGTATTATCGACAGGGCTTTATCTATTTATGGGATGGCTGATTGTCATAGCCATTTATCCAATGCTTAATAATGTGCCGATAAAAGGAATGTTATTGCTGCTTGCCGGAGGATTATCCTACACCTTTGGCGTTATATTTTTTGCGACTGACTCATATTTAAAGTATGGGCACTTGCTTTGGCACCTATTCGTAATAGGAGGGACAACATTCCATTATTTTGCCATTCTTTGGTACGCATATTAATTCACATACTCAAACCATATGATATTATTATCAATTTTTATCATTCTTAACATCCAGAGACTTCTGGATAATATCTGTAAAATGTGGCAACTTATCAAGTAAGTACTCTAGGTTTGATATTTCACAACCTGTTATTTCACTTTTTATTAACTCCAACGCACATGAAACTGCGATTGCCCTTTTTACATTCTCATCCTTAGATTCATGATAAATAGATCGAGCACTGGCCGTGGAATTATCAAATTTAATTCTTAATAAATCCAAGAAAATTGAAACATTACTTTCATTTATCATAGTAACCGACCTCTTACCAATTAAAATGCTTTATACTTACATTAATAAGTATAAAGCATAGATATTTAGATTCTTAAAAACATATGAATGGCTTTAAGGATACTTAGGCTTGAAGCTTTAGAAACTACCCCAGCGCCCCCAGCTCGAGGGCTCTCTTCAGCGTTGCTTTCACATACCCAAGCTGTGAGCCATGCCGTTCTTCCCAGGCTTTGGGATCGTCATGAAAGCGGCGGTGTTCGTTGGCTTCTAAAGGTATAGTGAAGAGATCATGGGTTTTGCCGCCCATTTTCCCTTCGCCGTGGCCGATTAAGTGATGAGCGACGACGTTTTCAGTTTGACCGGTGATCACACAAGGCAACGAGCGCACAAACTTCAGATACTTTTCGCTACGCCAGATTAGCTCTTTGGGCCGGGCCATGTACATCGCTGGTGGCTCGTCATCTATCTTGAACTGGATAGGTTTCACCCTATCGGCCAGTAATGCCTTCGTATCGAGGTCGAACCGTTCATCACTTTCTCGGCGAAGCGTGAATGTATCCGACTTTGGTTTTGGTCTCAGACCAAACATCTCATCGACGACAGAACGAGGCAGGCATTCATATACGCCATTCACCACACTCCACCAGCAGAGTTCAGGTAGTGAAACCGCCCGATCTAACCTCAGTTTGCGCTTTACCGCTTCGAGGCCCCACAATATGACATTACGCCTGGCGATCGCCCTGCCCTTTTCAGTTGGATTAATGCGTTCCTGATTGTCATGGTGCCAGCAAAGCCGAATGGCCCCGCTGGCGTAATCCAAGAACGTCAGGTTTTTATCGCAATACTCACTGTCTGAAAGCTGGCAATGGGGGATCCGCTCTAACCAGTGATAGAAGTTACCCAGGCGATTCTGCACAGCCGGATGAGTAAAGAACTCGAGTAACCGCTCATCCTCCACCAGCGATTTTGAATTATCCGGGAAAACCGGACTGTTCAGCTTCCCGCTGGGTACATTCACCAGCTCTTCCGGTAACGGCATGACCACCAGCCGGTTACCCTGGCTCATTTTTGCCAGCTCAGATAACAGGGTTTTGCCCGGTTTGAACATCATCAAACCCAAGTCAGGCTGAAGAAATGGTTGAAGGACTAACATTTCACTCGGCCTCAGTTACGAAGTACGTTGTCGAGATTTTTCAACTTGGTGCTCAATTGGAGTCAGCGGGCTATACGAACTTTTCTGCGAAACAACGCGTGATGAAGCAGTCATCGCAGTATAGTTTCGCTTAAAGTCTAGGGTGATACTTTTTCCCTCAGCAACCATCCTCACAAAACCTCGGATAATATTTTCAGAGAATTTAAACCAGCCTCTTCGAGTCCCTAACGCATTTTCAACAATGCTCCCAAAATTCTCTTGTTTGAGCTTATTAAACTCTCTCTTAAATTTGACTTCATCCAGTACGTGTATCCCCAATCGCTCAACTGTGCCAACCTCAAGATCCCTACGCGTACGGGTATCGAGCGTTTCCATTATATTTTTGTACGAGAAGTAGATATGAGAATACTCCCTGATTAAATCAGCAGAATCCGCCATCGCCCATAGAATATGATGGAAGTGCTCTGATCGTCCAAGAGTCGCTTTGTCGTAACTATTCCTTAATGTTTCAGCCACAGATTCAATAGCTTCATTGAGTGCAGCAATAAAGTGTTCATGTGTGACCTGAGAAACGATGACATCTGCTCTGAATGCTTCCTTCAGTAACATCTCGCACAGTAGATGGACATAGCTCGGGAAGCCATCACTTAAACCTGCGATTTTGTATCTAATATCATCTGGAATTTTTACACCAAAGCGCTCAAATGCCGTATTAATAATTGCATAGCGTCCATCCCAAGGGAGGACATCCAATTTCACTTGGTGAAGCTGACGGGAGCTAGATAGATGTCCCGCAAGTAGATCGTTGAGAGAATCACCTATACCAGTAAAAATTATCTTTACTTTAGAACCCATGTCGCCAAGCTGCTTCAGTAATATACCGAATTCACCTCGCACTGATTCTGTAATTTGGTCAAACTCATCTAACACAATGACTGGCGTGTCAGAGTGCCATTCTGATAAGGAGTTCAAGGCCATCGCAGCAGTTGTAGTATCAACTATCTCAAAGTCTGAGTGCTTCCCATTGACTTCAGATGTGTGCTCATACTGCATAAAACTAGGGCCAACCTTTAGCTTTTTGCTGTATTTCGAGAATTCAACATTGGCTTTAGCGTAAGCCAGAATAACTCGAGTGATACTGGCTAAAGTTGATGTAGGCTCACCGCTCACCAGTATCGGCTTGTTATCTGAAGACTGAATAAGATAAGCAACAGAATGAGCTAATGAGGTCTTCCCTACTCCCCTGTCACCATATATAAACGCATGGCGTCCTTTTGCATGTAATGCCATTTCAATATCATCAACTTGTTTAGCCCGACCAAATAAATGATTAATGTCATCTATTGGGTTGGCCGCTGACAATACCTCATGCAAAGCAGTTAAAAAGTTCTTCCTATCAAAACCTTGAATAGACATGGCATCTCCTTTTTTTGCAATTTTACCATGATTCAAATTGCATATTTAATTTTTCAGTGTCGGCACTTATTTTTATAAGCAACAGAAGAAATCGACGTCTTGCTCATATATATGATCTACAAACGCTCTAACTGACTCAAAACACCACCTCTTCATTCCATACGGGCTCCAGTTCGGCTTCAACCCGCGTATCTCTCCCTGATCCGGCAACTGAAATTGAGGTCACAAAGTACTGTTTTCCATGATGGTCATAAACACGCTTCTTCTCATAGCAAATGCAAAGGGCTTCAGCAGCTTTGCTATTGGGTAACATACGAATAATCATCATCCCTCCACCAGCCAGAGCTTATGTGTATTCCCTGTCCGCTCGTTGTTCATGATTCGAATATTGGCGCCGGCCCTACGGGCTTTATCTAACAGCCGGACCAACTCACAAACGTGCACACCCAGTTCGTCGCATAGCTCCTTTGGCGTCCACACTCTGGCGCGGGATACCATCAGCGCTCGAAGATCCTTTTCACTGGCCATTCCTTCCCCCTAGTTCATCCAGCAGCTGCTGTCGTTGTCGTGACATTTCCGCGATACGACGCTTACTGGAATCGATAGACTCTTGTGTTGCTCCCCAGTCCATAGCGCGCAGCAGCGCTTGGTTTTCGTTGTTGATTTCCATCTCCAATTCGCGAACTTTGTTTTTCAGCTGGGTACGCTGGTCTGGTTTTGGTTTCGAAGCTGGTTGAGCCGCTGCTGGCAACACATAACCGCGGTCTTGCTCTTTGGCCAGCCATGAGTTGATGAACCGCTCGATGCCGGATTTCGTTTTACGACGGCGAGGGTTTGATGCTAGCCAGCCGATCATGTTCCGACACTGCTGGTGGACGTCCACCGCCGGGTACAGCCCTTCCAGTGCCTGAACGTCCTCGGCATACAACGGGAACAGCGACTTGTCGTTCAAAATAAACTTAAAAACTGGCTGCCGTTCGTCGGCATCGAGCTTGCTCGGTGCATTAGAGATCTGTTTGTTTGTATATGGTTTGGATCTGTTAATGGAATCGGTAATATTCCCAGTTCCATGGTTTTGGTAATCTTCCCGATTCGACTCGGTAATATTGCCGTTTCCATTCGGTAAAATTACCGAATCCATTTGGGAATTCTGTTCAGTTGCAGGAAACAGTAACTCCACCAGCCGATCACCATTAATCTGGTAGTGCGTTGTCGGTACACCATTGGCTTTCTTCACCCGACTCTGAATCACATCACCCAAGCGCTTCTTGAGCTGGCGAACGGCGTAACGCACCTGGTCTGTGGTCAGGCACAATTCAGTGCCCAACTCATCATTTGATTTATAGAACCACTCACCGTCTGCTTTGGTGCTCGACCAAAACACCAGCTGAGACAAAACAGCAGCATGAGTATGGTTACCCTCGCAGAATTTGATATAAGGACGTGGAATGCTGATCGCTGCTGCCTGACCAGATAGCTCACGAACTATGTCGAACAACCTAGCCACGTAACACCTCCTCATAAATCGCTTTGAAAAATGAGCGACTGATTTCTACAACACCATATTTGCCCACCATGAAATATCGCCATTGGTGGTTCTCTATACGGGCCTTTAGTGCTATTCTCCTCATGACTTCTCCGGGTTACTTGCAAGTGTTTTCGGGGTTGTTAGTGACTTTTCCTCGCAAGAAAATTCACATCCTGGCTTTAAGTCGTTGCCGCGGCTTAAAGCCAACTCAATTCTTTTCTCTAACGTTTGGATATGTAGGTCGCATCGAGCCTTGAGTATCTGAAGCCGTTCCAGTTCGAACCGGTCACCTTCAATGTCCTGTTGCTTTCGAATCACTCGGCAAGAGTTCATCGTCATGTCCGACATCTGTTTCACCATTTCCCAGAACTGATCTGTTTTCATACGTCCTCCGCGTATAAAGCATCAAGCTTGAGCATGAAAGCCTCGAACATGCCCTGATAGTCATTCTTTAACCGAGCAATGGTCATCCGTTCGCGGGAATCAAACACACCATCGGCCCTCGCCTCTTCAATGGTTTTATCCAGCAGTCCCTTCACCGCATTCAGCTGCAAGTGACAATCGAACATGTCTACGCTATCCAGCTCTGCGACTCGTGGACGTTCCACAACCATGCTGCCAACACGCTCTGCAAAGTATTCAGCCACGTATGACGTACTCGTCAGATCGGCCATCTCCACCAGCTCATCGACACTGAAGAACCGAGAACCTTTCTTTTCGTATAAATGGTTATTGAAGCTATCCACTGACATACCCAAAACCGCAGCAACCGCTTCCTTCCCACCGGTTACCCCCGCAATGGTCTTGTTCACCATCTCTTTCTTGTTTATCACCATCTGCTCCTTTGTTTGGTGGTTAGTTACCCAGTATTTTTTGAGTTATCTTGAGTACTAGGCGTAGGGAACACATCTTCAAATGAGCAGTTGGCTCCCATACGGTTTAATGCTTCGACGATACGCCAGCACATTTTTATGTTTGGCGTACGTATCCCCTTCTCAAAGTGAGCAATAGCTCCTTGTGTTACCCCAACATGCTCAGCCAATTCATCTTGAGAGGCATTAATTGAGGTTCTAATAGCTTTAATGTTTGACATAGATTCTCCTTACGAACGCAACAATAATACATAACGTAATTTTACACCACAAGATTATATTACGTTTTGTGACTACTGCCGTTTATTACAGCCTGTAATAATTAGGGAATGAAAATGCAATGGAACATGCTGGTAAAAGCCAGACTAAAAGAGCTCGGAATTACCCAGGAGAAATTGTCTGAGAGATTGGGCATAACTCAGGGGGCGGTTGCGCATTGGTTAAACAAACGCAGAGAGCCTTCATTAGAGCAAATCAGCCAAATATTAAAGGCGGTTGGTCTTGATAAGTTGACTCTACATTCAGATGGAACACTGGAATATCCTGACAGTGTCATTTCTAATGTAACCCAGATAGATATCCAGCCTTTTGATAAACGAAGATTCCCAGTTTTAAGTTCGGTACAGGCCGGAGCTTGGACTGAAGCTGTCGAGCCTTATTCGACAATTGAAGCTGATGAGTGGTACATAACTACAGAGCGCACAAGTGATCGTTGCTTTTGGCTTCGCGTTCAAGGTGACTCAATGACTTCAGCTACTGGGGTTAGTTTCCCAGAAGATACACTTGTACTAGTTGACACATTTAGAGATGCTGAAAATGGCTCGCTGGTTGTCGCAAAGCTCACAGATGTAAATGAAGCTACTTTTAAAAAGCTCGTCATCGATGCTGGACAGAAATTTCTGAAGCCATTGAACCCCGCCTATCCAACCTTGCCTATCAACGGTAATTGTAAAATTATCGGAGTGGTGGTTGACGCAAAGCTAAAGCTGATTTAACCGCAGACTTGAACTAACCACACATTGCATTGACTTTACTTATAAACCGCCTTTTGGCGGTTTTTTTGTATCTCAAACATAAAAAATTACATTATGTATTTACACCAAAAAATACATAATGTAATTTAATGGGGGTTGAGGGGGCATTAGAGCCAAAGGAAAGCCAAGTTGAATTCGGATTAACTAGTACCACTAAATTGCGAGGAAAAACGATGCAGAAACAAGAAGCCGGAAACCTCAGTGTTGAGGATCGCACTACCAACTTCCCCAAGCTGATGCAAGAGCTTGATGGCGGGGTCATCTCAAATGTAATGGGGCTGGCCTTGTCGAACGTTGCCCGAGCTGTGTCTTACAGCGACAAAGTCGGCAACGTGAAGATGGATCTCAAGTTGAAGCCAATGGGCACCAACAACGAGATGGTTGAAATCACGGTAAACATGTCGGTGAAAGAACCCAAAGCAGGTTTCGGCGCCAAGAGTGAAGACTTCCAGTACACCTCAATCGCGTATGTAGGGAAAGGCGGCAAACTGACCTACGACCGACCAAAGGAAGACATTCACGGCCAAGTCGTTATGGAAGACACCATGCTGCGGGAAGTTCGCGGCTAATACACACCACCCTATTCAATAACTGAAAGAGAGTAATCATGAGCATGGACAAATCTGCTATTCAACAAATTCAGGAAACCGGCAGCGCTAAAGAGTTTCTGGCCCAGCTGGCCGTTGCAGGGTTTCCTGTTGCGGCGCTACCTGCAAACTTCGAACTGCACAATCTAGAAAGCTACATGCCTAACCGCAACACTTTCCGCGGCCTGATGAAAACGGCCAACATTGATGAATTTGTTCGCTACCACGAAGAATATCAGACAGAAGGAAACCAGTGTTTTATTAACGCCGACAACATGTCAGCGCTAACCATCTTTGACTTGGGCACTCACAATGTTCCCGGCCACTGCAAACACCAAGCGCAACTCACCTTACGCAAAACAGCGCTGTTTCGTGCCCTGCTGAACGTGAATGAAGAGCGCCTCGGACAAAAGCAGCTGGCCGAGTGGATCGAAGATTACAGCACGGCTATTCAAGTGTTTTCGACTACTGGTGATGTCATTGATAACGCGATCGCGTCTGCTGCCGTTCGTAACATGAAGTTCGAAGCAAGAGCTGGCCGTGAATCAAGTGTTGATGATTTCAGCCAACACCAATCAGAGTACGAGTCGGTTGCTGTTCGTACCAAAGAAGAATTCCCAATGCCAGCCGTGTTCAAGTTCACCTGCGAACCGTATCTGGGGCTTGATGAGCGCGTGTTTGAACTACGCATGAGCACCATCGGTAACGATACGCTGGTTCTGCGCATCAAGAAATTAGAGCAGCATCAGGAAGAAATGGGGGAAGAGTTCCAAGAGAAACTTCAAGCCAAGTTCCTGTCTGAAAGCATCGAAATCGACACCTTTATCGGTTCGTTCACTTCATAACGGGATAACGCGCCCTTTCATTAGGGCGCTTCTTGCGAGGAAACATGGCTACAACATTTCAAACGAAACACGGGGTAATTACGGTCGGCAAGCCGTATTACCTCTTCCCTCTGGGACAGGTGGTTGATCTGAAGCTGATACGGCATGAAAACCAAGAAAATGGATGGGGAGTCAGCAAGCCCTACCCGGTTTCAACTGAACTCACTTCCGATCTTCTTAACGACTTTGCCGATCAAGCCAGCAAACTACTGTAAGGGACTACCATGCATTACGAAAACGTCACTATCGACATCGAATCCACTGACACAGCAAACACCTCGAAGATTCTCAGCATTGGCGTGGTTCCCTTCAACTGGGGAGAGAACGTCAGCTTTGATGAGCTGTGCAACCGGGAAAGCAGCCTGTATTTGACTCTCGATTTATCCAGCTTTCCAGCCGGTTTCACCGAATCCGCCAGTACGATGAAATGGTGGGAACGCCAAGGTGAAGCGGCGCGGCATGTGCTGGCACCCAGCCCGACAGACATCAGCATTAAAGATGCTTTGTTGAAGCTGCACATCCACCTTTGTGCTCACGTGCTTCCCCTGACTAAAGACGGCGGACAAGTGTTTTGCCGTGGCTACGACTTTGACGGGGGCATTCTGGAGTATGCCTATGAGCAGCTTGAGTTACTGACTCCCTGGACCTACAACCGTTTCCGCTGTGTTCGTACAGCCATTGATATTCTGGCTGACTCACGTAACGGCTATGTGGTTGAAAAGAATCCTGCCGGTTTCATTAAGCACCACGCGTTGCATGATGCGGCCAAAGACACCTTAACCATGCTGGCGCTGAATAAGGCACACCGAGCATCAAGCAATACCGCGCATTGAGTCGGTACGTTTAAAAAGTCAACCACCAGTTCCGCCCGTTACTGGTGGTTACCTTCAACACCATAACCAGATATATAGGTCACATACATGAGTAGATCTCAAATCGCGATTGTTACGCTGAAGAAGGCTTCTGAAGAAATTGGCCTGAGCACCAAAACATTGCGAGAAAAAGCTCGTGACGGGTTCTATCCATCCACTGTCATGAGAAAGATTCACGGCACCTGGATGGTAGATATTGAGGAATGGAACCGATGGCACCGAATGCAAGCTTGAACAACCTACCGCCAGGTATTGAAGTTCATGGTAATCACTTGCGTATAGTTTTTTATCACAAAGGCAAGCGATTCAGAGAAACACTCGGTTTACCGCCTACGAAACAAAACATCAACTTCGCCATGCGCAAGCGCGAGGCCATTCTTTATGAAATGAAAATCGGTACCTTTAACTATGCGGCACACTTTCCGGAATCTAAACATGCGTCGGGCAAGCCGAAGGCATTAGACTTGGGTCATCTCGCAAAACGGTTTCTTGAGTCCAAATCGCACGATATTCGCCGTTCGACTCACCAGCGGTATGAGTGGGTGCTGCGTGACTTTCTGGAACTCTACGGTGCAAACCGAAGCTGCGACACACTATCGCCCAGATCACTCACGCAATTTCGGCAGGAGCTGGTTAAAGGGAAAAGTGGCAGGACGATTAACCGTAACCTGGTCACCATCAATGCCTTTCTGGCCTGGCTACACAAAATGGAATACGTCGAGCGCGACCTTTCTGAGGTGCTCACCCGAGTTAAAGAGAACGAGGTAGACATACAGCCTTTCTCGGTCGACGAAATTACCAAGGCACTGGCTGAATGCCACCAGCTACAGCATCGGAATATGATCACGCTACTGGTTTACACCGGCATACGCAGCGGCGAGTTATGTGCCCTCGCCTGGGAAGATGTGGACTTTGAAAACAACACCATTCACATCCGGCGATCAACCTATGACAGACGTGGCCTCAAAACCACCAAGACCGACAAAGAGCGTTTTGTTGATTTACTGCCACCAGCCATTGAGGCGCTGAAAGCACAACGCCACTTAACGTATTTGTTTCCGGCCAAAGATTACGATGTTGAGTTGCCCGGCCAAGCGTATCGCCAAGAGAAGCTCCGTTTCGTCTTCAACCCAAAGGCCGTTAGAGAGCAAAAATGCAGCGACTACGACTATTACGGGAAACGCGCGCTAGGCAAAGTTTGGGAAACCCTTTGCCAAAAGGCCGGCATTCCACACCGGAATCAGTACCAGTTGCGGCACACCTACGCCAGTTGGATGATCACCCACGCAAACGTCAATGTCAGTTACCTGGCGCAGCAAATGGGCCACGCCGACATCACCATGGTCGCCAAGGTCTATGGGAAATGGTTAACGGAATCGAACAAGAAAGAGTCCGATCGGGTGTGGGGAGAGTTGCAGAAGGTTCAGAAGAAGAAGTAAACCGCCGGAGGGCGGTTTGCTGTTATCGTAACTAACAAATGTACACAAGCCTGTTAGGCTGATGCTGGTAATCACAGCTTCCAATAAAATGAAATTGGGCAAAATGTAGTAAAAGGCTTTAGCTAAAGGGGATCGATTAAATCGATGGATTTCCAAAGAGAACCTTGATGGTCATCACACAAAGTGGCCAATTATCAATTACATGGGTTGTATTCAGGTATAAAATATCGGGCAAATAGGCATTTCCTGAGATTAGATATGACAACAAGATCAATACCTAGAGTTTGTGACCGTCATTTAATAGATGTTTTCGCATATCAAGTGCTAAGAGACGGAAAATTAGAGGGAACTCCCAAGGAGGTAGATGAAGTTCAAGTTTACATTCTAGGTGGAGAAATCTGTATTGAAAAAGCAAGTTTCGACGATGAGGGTCTTATTAAAGATTCGACTATCACGGCACTTTATAAATTGGACTCTGAAGCAATCAATCGCATCCGCATTTTTTACAGGTTGAAAGGTAGTACTCCAATACAGAACAAACGTACGTATATCGACTACATACGATCAACTAACAGTTTTGTTGACCAGTTAACTGCCGACGCTTCAGTTCCTAAAGAAAACACTATTTTCTTTGCTGCCCTACTAACAGCACTATCGGTGGGAGTGACTGGCAAAGAGCACCACAAGTCACTTCAACCTGAATTGTTCTCTGCACACCACGAAATGCTCAGTCGCTTAGAAAGCGTTAGTACTCACTTGTTCGAAGACGCGCATAAACAAATGAGGAAATTGGAGACCGAAAAGAGCACATTCTTATTAACCCAAGCAACAGAATTTGAGGAGAAACGCCAGCAACTGGTAGTTGAATTTGAAGAACGTCAGGCACGTCTTGAGGAGCAGTATTTCCAAAAAGATCAAGAGTTGAAGGAACGAGAACACGCTATTGAAGATGCGGACAATACAACAGCTCGTAGACAAACAACTGTTTCAGCGATTACTGATGTAGCAGAAAGAGCTAAAAAATTTACATTTTCAACATCTGTCAACTCAAGAATGGTTTTCATTGTGGGTCTCTGTTTGTTTTTAGCTAGCCTTGGTCTGACTTCTACTTGGCAAGCTCTAACAGTAATTTCCTCGACTTCTTTCAGTGCTGGAACAGATCCCAATATCGTGAAAGCAGAGGCAGTTACCAATTCTGGATACATGTGGTTTAACTACATTCGTGTATTCTTATCATCAGCTCTAGTCGTATCGTCCTTAGTCTACCTCATCCGCTTTTTCAGTTCTTGGATGAATAAGGTCGCAAATCAGGAACTAGACAACCAGAAATACGTGCGTGATCTAAATCGAGCACACGTTGCAATTGAAATGTGTCTAGAATGGAACGACAAGAAAGACGGCACAATTCCAGAACGTTTGCTCAGTGCTGTGACTGAAGGGTTATTCGTAGATAAGACTCAATCTAACGTTGACATTAATCATCCAGCAGAGCAGCTAGCTAGTGCATTGATTAGAACCTCAGATAAATTGGAGTTTCCGCTAGGCACAGGAACTGTTACTACAAGCGGGAAAAATATAAATAAGGCTAAGGCGGACACACAAAAGGCTAGACCTGAATCGGAAGTTACTGCAGAGTAATAGCAAAATCAGAGGCTTCGGAGTATTTTCGGACGCCTCTCTTTGTTCCTAACTGAATCCCATTTATATAACCAAATTTTCCGTCTTTATAATTAAAACACTTAACGTTGATAATTATAAAAAACGCTATACTCCCTTTAACTATTGGTGGTTTCTGGACTCAGGCTGTAACTTTCTGACTTTATTACAATAAGTTAAAACGAGAAGAAATCGACACCGTTAATAATATTTTGATATTTAAGTATTTATTAAATTAACAACATTTAAAAGCAACAGAGCCATCAAAAAATCCTTACAAGATTTACCATAAATATAAAGAGAGCAAATTTTCACTAACGAATGTGGCGGCCGAACTTAAACTTGACACTATCGCAGTTGAGCATCCACTTCCCAGACAGGGTCGATCAATATGTGGATCTATGACTTACGCTGACACAGAACTATGAACACCCTCCGCTGCATGAATACTTCAAGGCTACTTTCAAGTGGCCTTGTTTGTTAATGCATTAATAGAACCATTATTATTTTAGTCCTTGCTTTCGATAAATATATAACGCCAAACGCACAATGGGGCAGAACCGATTTAGAGCAACCTATCAGATCTAGTCACATTGGGGAAACGAAACTGACAGATTGCATTCAGACTAATTCACGTTAGAAGAGCGACCTCCGCAGAATACACTTCATAATTCTCTTCTCGCAACAATCGGTAACCATCTAACTCTATAACATGAGCTTCAGATGCAAACACATCTAATGCAGAGTTCTCCATACCACACATAATTATTTGAGAAGTTTTAGGAACATTCTCCATAATGACTTCAACTACTTTCTCATACCTGTGCACAGCCTGTTCTTGCTGGTTAGGAGTATCTACTACAAAAGGAGAGGTTACACTGTTCCGAGCAAACTCAATTTGTCTTAGGATCGCTAGTTGGTATGCAAGCAATCCTCGAGTTCCCTCTGCTGCCCCTCCCCCCATCAGCTTGGTATAATCTGTTGGATGTTTAACTTTGCTTAAATTCAGCCCCTCAGCTCCAAGAACCTTGATGTTCTCTATCAGGTTCCCAATGAAAAATTCTCCCAACTCCTCTCTAGTAGCCTTCGGCAATAATTTTCTCTGTTCTTTCTTAAGCTCTTTTTGACTATGTTCAGCATTCGTTGAAATAAGTTGCTGTTCTTCCTTAGAGCGAACCACACTTTTAGATACATTATTTTGAGCAATACAACTCAAAACACTCGAGAAAGCAGCATCTTCAGCTTTTTCCTCATCCTCTGAAACTATGTATTTCTTGTTTATTCTTGCTATTTCTTCCTTAACTCTTCCGAGGTCAGAGTTAATAACACTTAGCTGACTCTTCTTACACAAAATCTCATTATCAATTAACTGTGCCCGGTCAGACACCTCATTTTTATCTGCAAGCAGTACCGCTCTGCTAGCTAGTGAATTATCGTGGTTAGTTCCACACAATGGACATTCAAGTACATCATCTGCAATAAACTCTACCGCGAAAGCATAGTCCTCTTCCAGTTCATTTGCAGATTTCACAGCTAGCTCTAATTGCTTTTCCAGATCATATAGTTCAGTTTGAATATCTGCTTGAGATTCAAACAATCTCACTTGTTCCACAACAAACTGACTCAGCTCTTCTTGGATTTCTTGCTGAATAATATCGAATTGTTCTTCACTAACCGCGACTGTGGTATCTGTTGAAACCTCTTCTAAGACCTCAATGGCAGAGTCTATTCTTTGAACCTGCTTATTGGCTTCATTTATAATTTTTTTCTGCTCACAAATACACTCTTCTATCTCGAAATGCTCAGGACCTATGTAGCCCGAGTGATACTTAACGACGGTAGGCTTCCAATTACGATACTGGCCTAGCTTTTCAAATGACGCCCACGGCTCACCCCAGCTCTTCAACTGATCAATGTAGAACGGTAGGAAATAAAAAGCCGGTGGTGGTACTTGCAATTCAGTTTCATCATCACGATTAGGAAGCTTCAGCTTAAAACCAACTAGGTTTGCAAATGCTTCAGAGTAACCACCACTGAGACTGTTATACCTTACTCCATCAAGTACAATAGTATTCTGGTAACGTGCTACGTAGTGATCATCTCCGTCAATACTGAAGTAAAGTAACGCTTTGACATCATTAGATTTCCACTCTTCGTCCAACGCTGGATCACAACCTAATGCCCAAAAGATGTTTTTTACTAAAGTTGACTTACCAATACTATTATCTTTTCCTGTAATTAGATTCAATCTTTCGGGAAATTCGAACTGATTCGCAAGTCTTTTCGAATCTGATACCAGAACTAACCGTTGGAATTGCAAGCCTTTCATTTTTCCTTTTCCTCAAGTTTCTAATTAGTAATTTATAGTTTTGGTTCATGATTAGTCCTTTAGATAAAGATAAAGTACTTCTGTCATAATCTCATCGTCATCATTAAAAGCATCCACTGGAAAATCAGCTTTGATCTTTAATACTTGAGCAGAAAATCCATCCTTTAATGAGCTATATTGTTCAGGGTCTATGGATTCGATGCAATCCTCTATTCTTTTCATCCGGTTAATTTCAAACGCAGTCAGCATCCCCGTTCTCTGAAGTAATAACTTTTCTATTCTTCTCCGATAGCCTTTGAAAGTAAGAAAGGTCCAACCTAGGTCACCTTTTAAACTACTTAAATCGCTGATCATCCGCTCCGTAGAAAAGTGCTTAGTGTTCACTGCTATAACCTCTTTGACTTTATATGACGTCAGAGACTTCTCATCGACTAATCTCTCCCAATCTTGGAAATCATATTTCACACATCCTTTCCTATGGATCTCATCAATGATAGCTCTATAAATGGAGACAGCGTTACACATGCCTTTGGGGAATAGTGAATCAATAAGATCTGCAAATTTAGTAATTACATACTCTCTTTGGTTCTCTAGTTGAATCGTAGGAATAATAAACTTCAGGTTGTTAGGAATTTGGTTCTCTCCTAACTCAGACGTTATTTTTTTTGTAAGTTCTGTCGTACAAGCTTCAGATAAGTCACCCACGGTTATAACATCAAGCTTAAGCTCGTTATCTTTCTGATCGAGGCTAAAGCCATTAGAGGCAACTAAGCCTATTTCAGTTATCCTGTCAGTATACTGAGTACCAACGCATGAACTAAGAAGCTTTCCTAATACTGAGTTCTTTTCTCCCTCTTTTGCTACTGAACGTTTTGTTAAGCTTTGTACTGTATATCGAGCGCCAGTCTTATTTTTCACTTGATAGAAATCAAACTGCGCTTTTTGGCCATCCATGGAATCCGCTATAACTACGTCTTCGTGATACTCAATAAGCAACGCATAGTCTTGTTGTTTTTGATGCTTTTGCAGAATTTTGCACAGAGCCCAATGAAACTGGAACTCGTACTTTGCAAAAGTCTCTGCCCCTGAAGTTTCTCTTTGGGGTTCATTTAGAATGTTGTCGACCATGTGACCCAACCATAACAAAACGATTTCTTACAGAAATTTGACGTAAATGCATGCTATCACACATGAAACCATGGACATTACTTACTGTTTGATTTTGAGTAACTTGATCAAACTTTTACCTCTAAACTCATGCTCCGGTTGGGTGAAACCATATGGGACAGAACTAACCTAAGCCAACCTGTCAGATCTATACACACCGAGGAAATGGAACTGACAGGTTTCAATAGATGACCTGCCCTACCATTAACTTGGAAATGTTCATAAACTGACTGTGAGCTATCAATACCCTAGCCGCACTTGATAACCGGTAGATCCCGCCACTTGGTGGTGTACTGCGGGGAGAGAAATTCACGGCGCATTGCCCATTTGGGGCTGATACCCTGTGCGGCCATGAAGACAGAGTCGGAGCCAAACTTTCCATTAATGCTGTCGAAAGCTTTCATCAGTGTTGGGTTTGATGGGGAGGTGTTGAACAAGTCTTGCTGGGCGTGGCGGGCATCTTCCAGATCAATTAACCCGACACCCACTTTGTAGTAGCGCACACCTGAAATAAAGAGTGATTTGGCAGCTTGGGATGCGATTTGTGTAAATTGTCGGGTGTCATCTGTCGCGCAAGCAAACCGGTGCTGGAAACGTCTGCTCACTGGCGCTTCATCGTATGGCGAGTTCCCCGCAAAAATGAGTATATGGCGGCACAATGATTGTTGTCGTCGAGCCTTGGCGGCTGCAATGCCCGCATGTTTGCACAGCGCCTGTTCAAGCTCCGTTAGGGAGGTAATGCGCTGCCCCATACTGCGGGTAGAGAAGATCTGTTTCTTGTCTGCTCTGGCTTCATCCCAAACTTTACAGGGCTGGCCGTTGAGCTCTCGAACTGTCCGCTCCAGTTCAACATTAAACTGCTTTCTTGCTAAGCCAGGAGGCATATCGGCCAGCTGCAACGCGGTTTCAATCCCCACCAGCGATAACCGCCTGGCAATGCGCCCACCTATCCCCCATATGTCTCGGGTCGTCATCTGCGCCAGTACTGAACGCCATGCCCTGCTCTCATCGAAAACACAAACGCCCTGGTAACCGGGAATTTTCTTTGCCGCATGGTTAGCCACCTTGGCCAGCGTCAGCGTTGGTGCTATTCCGACACAGACAGGCAACCGACATTCTTTCCATACCGTTCGCCTTAGCAAAGCTGCATGCTCTGCAAAATCAGGGATAGCTTTACTGCAGCGCTTAAAGGAAAGAAAGGATTCATCAATGGAGTAAATATGTTGCTCAGGGGCAAAGCGGCCGATCACTTCCATCATTTTGGCGGACAAGTCACCATAGAGTTCGTAGTTTGATGAGCAGACAATCACGCCTTTGGCTTTGCACAGTCCCTTCACTTCAAAGTACGGCTTGAATTTTTCAATGCCGGCTTCTCGCGCCTGCCGGTTTGCGGCCACGATACAACCGTCATTATTACTCAGCACAATGATCGGCCTTCCACGCCAGTCTGGCCGGTAGACCTGCTCGGCAGAGCAATAGAAACTATTAGCATCAACCAAGGCAAACATCAGGCCTCCAATAACCGGCTGGCCCGGTGGCAGCGTATTGAACGAACCACGACGCCTTCGACTGAGAACTGATCATCGCCACTTATCCAGAGCGGCGGATACCCAGAGGCGGCTGAGAGTAATCGCCTCTGGCGAATATCGATGATCTTACAGACGAATTCACCATTGTAATTAGCGACGATGACATCGTGGTCTGACACCGAGACATGACGATCTACAATCAGGATATCGCCATCGAATATCCCGACCCCTTCCATCGAGCGACCCTGAGCTCGTCCGATAAAAGTGGCACTGGGATGTTCAACCAGGAGTTCATCCAGGCTGAGTGGTAACTGAAGGTAATCGGCTGCCGGGCTCTCAAAACCTGTGATACCGGCACTTGCACAAATTGGGATGACGTTCATACCGCAACAATACTGTCTATATATACAGTATTATTTTCAACGTTACCGGAGTGTTTTGCAAGCGCTCTGTCACTTCAATAGATCAACAGATGAGAAGGTAAGCATTATGTGTGGACGATTCAGTATCGACAGCTGGCTGGCAAAAATGGTGAGGGACGAAATGGAGTGCGAGTATTCTCCGCAGGAAAACATGGACTTGAGGCCGACCAATGAGGTCACGGTGCTGATCCACCAGCAGGCATGCTACCAACCACTGTTGACGCATTGGGGTATTCAGCCAGGCTGGGCAACCCATATGATCATCAATGCCCAGTCGGAAACGGCGGCTCAGAAGAAAACCTTTCGTGATGCGATGGCGAACCATCGGTGTCTGGTGCCGTGCTCGGGATGGTATGAATGGCGAGATGAAGGCAATCCTAGAAAACAAAAGTACCGGTTCGCTCACGCGGAGCAGCAGCCACTGTATATGGCTGGCATTTGGTTTCCTGCAGACGAACCGAAATTGGTGTTGCTAACGGCAGAGGCAGATGATCAATGCCTTCCTTACCATCATCGCATGCCATTGCTGGTTGGGCGTGCTCAGGCGAATGAGTGGTTATCTGGGCAGGCTCCCAGGGCATCGGTACCGCTAGCAATTACGCCATGCTGA